CATCTTTTGATGAAATTTCATCATGGGCTCCCCTAATAACAAAAGATAGGAATCCATTTACTAAAATTGCTGCTACCAGAATAGGCAGAGGAACAGATATTAATTTTGAGGCTTTGACTAAATTTGATAAACTATTGGATAAAATAGATACAGAAATAGAAACTAAATTTACAGAAGAATGACAAGTCTCGCCATACTCGGAGTCGCTCCCCTCATTTTGTACATTGCGTACGTCCTACGTTACTATGACCCTCACAATTAATCATGCCAGTATACAGAGATTATGAGATCAGACTCAATCTAAATGAACTCATAGAGCACAGGATACCCACCTGTGATTTGTTGCATCCAGATCACTGCCTAACTGAAGCACAAGTCGCTCAGATCGCACATGATATTAACATGGATTTGGATTTACATCCCATATATCATCAGATAGATGATCACATCATGCGGTATGTCAAGGCAGCAGGCATTGACAACACGGAACACTGGGTGGAACCTAAACTCAAAGATCTATGAGAATGAATAATACTACCAAGTTGGTGTTCGCACTGGAGCACATACATCACCTCCATGATCTGTTTGAAGACAATGAGTTTGAGAAATACTTGCAAGACGCAGTATACACTCTTGAGTATGAATGCGAGAGACAACTGAAGTTAGAACTAGAGAAGAAACATCCAGAAAGTCTCGCAAATTATTATGATAGTTTATCAGAAGGCAAATGAAGAAATCTGAATTGATACATTGGCAACTACAAGCAATGCTACGTGAGCATAGTTTTAGTACAGACCAGATAGAATATCTTGGTGTACGTGAGGATAGCATCGGTATACCACAACACTGGTATAAGATTGGTGGTGAGCATGAAGTACCAGTGGATGCAATAGAAGAACTTAACAGTACTGAAGAAGAATGAAATACCATTTGTATGACGATCAGGAAAGACATCAAGGACGATTTGATTCTGTCTATGACCTTAGAAAGTTTCTATGTGACAGGAAGTATGATATCAGTTGTGATGCAGATCTGTCATGCACATTTGATTATATCAAACATATCAAGTGGTATTTTGAAATAGAAGAATGAAAGGACAGAGTTATCACATCTATTTTCAAGAGAAGGTTCTATTCAAGAATCTGACAATAGAGGAGTTTACTATGATATGGGATAAACTTTATACTTCATACTGGAAGGATGACATTACGTATTCTATATGCTATGATGAAGTATGTGACATGGAAGGATCTTTCTAATGGATAAGATTGAATTTCATCCTAATCCTAAACAACTATGGGAGGAGTATCATAGTGTGATAGCACCAGTGATAGTATTGGAAGGATATGACTATGAACGTAAGTATGATGATGAACCAAGTCATTGTAAACACCCAGAAGAAGAATAAATAGAATACCATAATGGAACAAGTACTCATGGCAGGACATGAACCAGAAAAAGGTGAAGTGACATCACCAATAGAAAGGTTACATAACGATATTAAAAAAGCAATAAATGGTACACAGATTCAAAGAGATACTACCGAACACAAGAAAGAAGAACAACTGGACTGTACTGATCAATTACTTGAATGTACCAGTAAGTGTGACCCTAACGATAAGGAATGTGAGGAAGAATGTGTTGAGGAGTATAAAGAATGTGATCTCCCTTGGGAAGTAGACCAAGATCCAGATCAACATATCATAGATCCGAATCAACCTTGGGATAAATTGATAGTATATCCAAGTAAAGAGGAAGATCTAGTTAATGAGATATCACACATTGCATCTCTCTTAGAAGGTAAGATAACCAAGTCATCTACCACTGATAAGGATGGAAAAGAGAGCAAGAAAATCATTATTGAGTATGATCTCCAATAGTATCAGATAGTGCAGGATACTACCCTTTCAACACAAGTATCCGCACGTTGCTATGACTGAGTTTTCCACAGTATTTTGAGAGGTTGTGGAAAAGTATTGAAATCATTAATTAAATATAGGTAAGGTGCTCTGTCGTTGTCGTCTTAGGCTGCTATGTATCAGAAGTCAAGTCTTTGTTAACAAACCGAAATATTCCGAGTCCTGTTAAGAAACTGTCACACAAGACTTGACAAAACTCAGAAAGTCGGTTATATTAGAAACATGGGAATCTGAAAAACTTCAAAAACTTAAAAAGTCATTTTTTATAAAGTTTGGAAATCTTAAAAAAGGTGTATTTTTAAGTTTTTGGGGTCTTTTTCTTTTAACTTTTCCACAGATTGTGGAAAAACTCATAAAATCAACTTTATTTCTTAATTAGAATGACACTTTACTCAAATTTCTTCAGTTCGGCGGTAAATTCAGTAGAAACAAAGCCAAATCAGGTATTAATTAGATATTCTTCAAATATTGAGAAAGAATATGTATATAATTGTGAAAATGTAGCAGAATTTACCAATGAGCTCTGTTCTGTACTGACATCTAATGAGTTACTACAGGATGGTGGCAGTGTGGGACAGTTTATCCACAAATCCAGACGAAATAACATATTGGTAGAATCTAAATAATTGTAATTTCATTCAATTATACCACAATGGGTTCAACTCGCAATTTTAAGACATACTCAGATGAGTATGGATCAGATTTCGGCAAATACAGCACTGAGGTTAAAAATATTAGAAGAGGTAGCAGAAAGAAGGTAGCAAAACATAAGGACTACCAGGTATGGGAGGATGACAGTTATTAAACTGTCACACAGGTAGTAGACAAACACCCTAGAATGGGTTATATTATAAATGGTCGTCCAAGAGATCACCGATCCACTATGTGACAATCACATTAGTGGCACAACATCGGTAGATTTCTTGGCGATCTCGTCTATAATAGAATCATACGACACAGATTTCCAAATGATCACACTCAAACTCACTGAAGCAGAAGCATCTCTGTTCACTGCTGCTCTAGACAGAGCACTTGACAATCCCTTCATACAAGATGATGACGAGTGCTACAACGCTCTAAATGCATTATCTGGACACCTTGAAGGTGCTATCGTTACATCATCAAACTAGGAGTTACCATGAGAAAGATTGAAGCACAAATGAATGCAGCGATTGCAGGTCGCCGTAACTGGGCAAAAGACAATACACGTGTTGAGGTTAACAAGCACGGGGACACATTTGTTTACTTGCACGGTCACAACATCGCTACCATCTCCAATGAGGGTGATATCAGACTCTCTTCATGTGGATGGGAGACAGTCACCACTAAATCCAGGTTGAACGCAATCCTTGACTGCTTTGTACATAACATCGGCATCTATCAGCGTGACTGGCAGTGGTACATCTCAGGCAAGGACTTCACCGAACCATTTTTTGATGGATATCTGATTTCAAGATAAAGGTCCTTTCCCAGAAACTCAGAAAGTCAGTTTTTTGACTTTTTGAGTTTTTTTGTTTTTTGTAATATTTGAATTAATGAATAAAACAACAATACCAACTTCTACAAATAATGAACTGCTGCCTTGGTTTATTTTTTGTATGATCCGCAAGGTCCTGCGATTATATTATAATCGTAATGTTAAGAATTGACAACAATTACGATTTATTGTATAATTAGTAGTAGCATCTGTTACAGTTATGTTCAACTTCCAACAAGAGATAGAGGATCAGCTTAGAGAGATAAGGGAACAGTATGGAGATGAGGTCCTGAAAGAATATCTGGATCAGGACTATTACGATGGTGAGTACTGTAATCCTCCACTATACCGCTGATCCAGATCATCGGATCAGCTGATGTGCCGATATTATTACTGTCTACCCGTGGTTGATATCTATCAGGTACATGGTATTATAAAGTATAACAAGATTTCCAATTATGCCACAAAACATTGATTCAAACTTTGATGCACTCGTTGAGATGTATGCAGACGTAGAAGTAGACAGACTGCAATCATGTGACATGCTGCGTCAGTTCGCTTATGAAACTCTGGTTGAACGGTTTGAGAACATGACTGAAAATGAACTCATAGAACATGTCGCCGACGAGGGGGATGAAGAGATCATTGAATCCATTTACGGGAACTACCCTGTACAGGATCCAGAGGGACAGTATTCATTAAAGAAAGGTGAGTCCATTGTATTATAATGTTACCGACATCCAGTTTGATTTTAATGACGACTTAGATCCAATTTACAGTATACCCGAATCGGATCAAGAACTAATCATACGGGAACACATAGGAGTCTGGGAAGCAGATGACGAGGACGACCTCGTTGAAGAGATTACATGCAATGCGGGTTGGTGTATCCTATCACTGGATTACGAGATCCAGTTAAAATAGTGGCACACTACCACTTCACATGTAGTGGTGTCTTGCTATAATATAACTATACATAAGATTTCCAAACTATGCCAAATCATTGTTACAACCGAGTTCATGTCTATTCAGACAAACCAGAGGTGATCAAAGAAATACATGACATCTTTGAATGCGGTACTAATCCATACGTGGACAAAACAGTATTCGGACAAATCATACCCGAACCAGACTGGAAGAACACACCACTAGCAGAAAGTGATGTGCAAGAGTACAGTTTCTCAAAACCTAGAGGTGAGAAAGGTGAACTACCAGTAGTCAAAGATAAAGGATTTGGTGAAGGACTCTATTTTGAGTCAACTGATTGTTCAGATGACAGATGGTATAACTGGAGAGTCCACAACTGGGGTACGAAGTGGGATTGCTACGATCTCAGCATTGACCAAGATGAACAAGAACTCAACTTAGAGTTTAACACAGCATGGTCACCACCAGAGGAGATCTGTCACGCACTCAAAGAAAAATTTGAAGATGCAGACATACAATGGTTTTATGATGAACCAGGAATGGAATTTGCAGGTTACCTATAATGGACGGATACACTAAAAACGAGTTGGCGTTAATAGATTTCATCTCTAGCGTCAACAAATGTTTCTATTACTTCGGCGAGGATAACGACTCAGTAGAGGAACATGACCTAGACAACTTCCAAAATGCTGTACGCAAATTTAAACACAGTTTGGAGTAATGGCATATTGTGACTCATGCGGTAACTTTGACCGCACTTATTCGGGGATTCTCTACGATGAGAAATCCCCAAACTTCCAACCCGATTTATACTATTATTGGGACGCACCACTTGAAGAGGATTATGACTGGAGGGACGCATTTCCAGATATAGACTGTATGTGTGAGATTTG